CAACCCAAAAAGCGTTTGGAGCTGGTGATTACAAAGGATTTGATAGTTCTGAAAGATCTACTATTCTTTGGTTTATTTTAGATATTATTAATTCATGGTACAATGATGAATATAGTGACATAAGAGAGAGATTATGGTATGAACTAGTTAATTCCATACATATAGCTAAAGGACAAAAGATGATGTGGTTAAATTCACTTCCTTCAGGTCATCCTTTAACCAGTATTGTTAATTGTATGTATAATAACTTATCTTTCAGATATTGTTGGGGAAGGATATTATCAGTTAAAAATTTATCTCAAATGTTATTGTTTGACAAAAATGTTTTTCTTATAACATTAGGTGACGATAATTTATTTTCAGTCACATTACCCTTTCGTAATATATTTAATGAGGCTCAGTTAGCAAAATATATGGTAGAATTGGGACTGACATATACATCAGATACTAAAGATGGTGTCAATTTAGAATTGAGAATATTAGAAAATGTAACATTTCTTAAGAGATCTTTTCGTTTTGAAAGTAGTCTAACTCGATGGGTAGCTCCACTCGATCTAGAGACTGCTTTATATATACCTTATTTTTGTAAAAGAGATAAAATTATTATTGAGGAAATGGAAAATCATATAACTACTACATTGAGTGAACTTAGTTTACATGGTTGTGAAGTATATAATAAATGGAAAGCAATAATATTTGGTAAATCGAGAGAAATATGTCCATTACTTAATTTAGACGATATCCCGTGGGTAGACAACTTACAGTTGGCTATCTCAAGAGATTATCTATTCTAAATTGTATTACATAAGGGATGAAGAGCTTTTGTTATCTGACCTTGTATTATGGAGTAAAACTCCATTTTGTGTTGTATATCCGCAATTAAACGAATATACTTAGGCCACTGAATTGTGCTGGCACTTTTATGACTTGCTTGTTTAATAATAATATTTGAGTAAACATTTGCTTATTATCAATTCGCGATAAAAGAAGGGAGAGACACCCTAATTTAAATATTTACGCTGCTAATGCAGGCATTACTGCTTAGCTTCTATAAAATTAATGCAAGACCAAGACAATTTAAATATAAATTCGGCTTCTGGTGTTTCAGACACACCAATAGCTGTAAATTCTATGTCTGATGCTGATGTTAAAGGTACTACAACTTTTTTAGCCGATGCTAATTCAAAAGTTTTTGAGAATAAAAGGCCTAGTACTTTATCTAACATGATTAAAAATAGTGCTTACTTGAGTCCAGAGATGAAATTAAAAGAATTTTTCTCTAAACCAATTAGGTTGACTTCAGGTAATTTCACCACAATTGATTCTGGTAACACTATAATTGCACAAAATATTGTGAGTTTTATAACAACAAATTCGCAATTTAATATTTGGCTAAATAAACTTAGGGGTTTTTATGCCACTAGATTTACAATGGTTTTTAAAATGGTGATAAATGCGACTCGTTTTCAACAAGGACGTTATATATTGGCATTTGTACCGTCTGGTGGAAGTGGAGCTACTGCTCATTGCTTTGATCAATATGCCAAACATGCTGCGTGTCTTAGGCAAGTTGTTCAATTACCTCATGCGGAAATTGATATTGCAACTGAAAGTGAAGTAACATTAAAAATACCTTTTTTAATGGATCAAGTTGCACTACCCGTCCAAACATTTTTTGGTGGCGACGCTCTTTGG